GATTTGAACACCCCGGCAAACATCCAGCTGGGCAAGGTGTTTTTTAACTTCGATTTCTCGCCACCGTATCCCGCCGAACACATCACCTTCCGTGGTGAGCTGACCAACGAATACCTCAAAGAAATCCTCAACTAAAAAACGACTATGGCAACCGCATCGAACATCCTCAAAAACTTCAACCTCTATGTGGACGGGCGCGGCTTCGCAGGCGTCGTCGACGAGCTGCAACTCCCGACCCTCGGCCTCGTGGTCGAAGACTTCCGCGCTGGTGGCATGGACGCCTCCGTGGCCGTCGAGATGGGCCAGGAGAAACTGGAAGCCTCCTTCGTCCTCTCAGGCTACGAGGAAAATGTGCTCAACCTCTGGGGCATGGGCCAAGGGCAAACCGTGCCACTCGTGGCCCGTGGCGCTCTCGAAAGCCTCGACGGCGCAGTCACGCCCGTTGTCGTTTATATGAACGGCACAATCCGCTCGATGGAACCCGGCGCATGGAAGGCTGGCGAGAAATCTACCATCAGTTTCACGATGGATTTGCGCTCCTACAAATACACCCAAGCAGGCCGGACCATTAACGACATCGATGTTCCAAACATGGTTCGCATCGTGAACGGAGTGGACCGGCTCGCAGCCCAGCGCAACGCCATCGGCATCTAATCCGGCGACATGGCCAACAAAAAATCCACCGTCGAAATCGAACTCGATTTCCCGATCAAAATCGAAGGCGTCGAATGCCGGCGCCTCACCCTCCGCAGGCCGAAGGTTGGCGACATCCTCGCAGCCGAGGAGGGGAGCAAAGGCGGCGGCGACAAGGAGACGGAAATCCTGACCTTCGCCAACCTCTGCATGGTCACTCCCGTGGAAATCCGCGACCTCGATCTGGGCGACTACAAGAAGCTCCAGAAAGCTTTTTCCGGTTTTTTAGCCTAACGCGGGAGGACGCCATGCGCGGCACTCTCGCACTGGCAAGCCATACCGGATGGAGCCTCGCAGAGATCAGCGCAATGACCGCCGAGGAGCTTGTGGACTGGTGTAAACTTCCTAAATAAAATGGCGACCGAGAAAAAATATAAAGCAACCATCGAAATCGGCGGGGCCGTTGCTGGCTCGCTGAAATCGTCGTTTGCCGCCGTCACCGGGAACACGAAGATTCTCGGATCGGCACTCTCCAAGCTAACCTCCCAGCAAAAGAAACTCGAAAGTTTCAACTCATCACAACTGCGAATCGGCGAGACTCAAAAGAAGCTGATGCAGGCAATGAAAGCTGGCGACACCTCGGGCGTGGAGCGCCTTCGCAAATCGCTCGATACTCAGCGCCAATCACTCACCAAACTTGGCGAGGAACTCAAGAAGGCCAAGATCGACACGAAAGACTTGTCCGGCGAAATGGAACGCCTCGGCAGGAGGGCGGACGCCACCCGCAAGGTCATGGACTCATGGGGCAAGATCAAACCCATCGGAGACAACTTTCAGACCGTTCTCAAACGCACCGCAGGAGGGTTCGTCGCCATCGGCGCAGCCGCCGCAGGAGCCAGTGCTGCCGTGTGGAAACTCGGCACCGGCTTTGGTAACTTCGCCGACTCCGCAGCGGAAGGCGCGGCAACCCTTGGGACGGATGCAAACTTTCTCCTGTCCGTGCGCTACGCCGCAAGCCAAGTCGGAGCCTCTGCCGAAATGGCCGACAAGGCACTTTCAGAAATGAACATCCGCCTCGTGGATGCAGGCGAGGACGGCAACAAGACCGGCGAGGCACTCAGCGAACTTGGACTCGACATAGGCAAGCTCCAAAAGATGGACACCGCCTCGCAGTTTGCCACCATCTCACAGGCGTTCAGCAAATACACCGGAAGCGTCAACAAGGCCAAAATCGCCACAGACATCTTTGGCAAGGCAGGGCGCAAAATCCCGAACCTCCTAAACCTCGGCAAGGAAGGTCTGCAAGGCTACGCGCAAGCCGCGCAAGATGCGGGCTATCTTCTCAGCGATTCCGACATGCTAATGGGAGATGCGTTCGACGAGGCCATGGGCCAATTCAACCTCGCCCTGCAAGGCTCTCAAAACATCATAGGGCGCGAACTCCTGCCCGTCCTGACCGAGCTGATGACATCGCTTGGTTCATTCATCCGCGAAAACGCCCCAAACATCAAAGCCATGGCGCAAGAGTTTGGCGGTTGGCTGAAAACCAACGGCCCGATCATCGGCGGACAGATCCGCGACATGGCAAAGAGCCTGGTCGAAATGGGCAAGGCGGCTTGGCCGTTCATCGAATCTGTCGGAGGCGTGAAAGCCGTGCTCGCCGGAATCGCCGCCGTAGCCTTCGCGCCAGCAATCGCGTCTGTGGTCTCGCTTGGAGCATCTATCGTCATGGCTCTGCCAGCAGTCATTTCACTCACAACTGGACTCTGGAGCATGGCCGCAGCCGCAGCAGGCGGAAGCGCCGCGCTGCTGCCAATCATCGGCACGGTTGCCGTTGTGGCTGCTGGAGTGGTTGCCCTTGGCTTTGCGGTCAAACATGTCTCCGACAACTGGGACACCTACGCATGGGCGATAAACGAGGCATGGACAGCCACAAAAGAGTTTTTTGGATTTCTTGGGACCGGCCTGTCAAATTTTGGCGCGGCAACAAAAGAATTTGCGTCGTCTTTTTACAGCGTAATCGTTGGCGCTTTTGATGGCACCAACAAGAGAGCCTCAGAGTTTTTCGGTTTTCTGGGGCAGGGCCTTTCTAATTTTGGAACAGCCTTCGGCCAGTTCGCGGGCGCATTTGGTGCAGCATCGGCGGCAACGACAGGATTCATTTCAAACATGGCAAGCGCAATCGGCGGCTGGGTCAACAATACCACCATGGCCATCGCAGACATGGGAACAAGCATCTACGAATCGATAGCCGGAGCCTTCGACCGGCTTACAGGCAAAATCGGCGCGTGGTTCTCATGGGTGCGCGAAAAATTCGCCAACCTCGGCAGCTCAATCAAAGGCGTGTTTACCGGAGGCGACTCACCCGCACCCATTGACGGAGCACGCGCAGCCGGTGGACCCGTCTCCGCTGGCAAAAGCTACCTCGTCGGAGAGCGAGGCCCTGAAATCTTCTCGCCCTCCTCATCCGGGTCGATCATCCCCAACCACCGCGCAGGAGGCAGCGTGAGCAACGACAACCGCACGATCAACATCACCATCAACGCCAGCCCCGGCATGAACGAACGCACGCTTGCCGACCTCGTTCTCGCCCGCCTCGATGGACGCCAAGCCGCCCTTGCTGGTGGCGCACTCTACGACTAACCATGGCCAACGACACCATGCTCGCCCTTGGCGCTTTCCGGTTCTCGATTTCGACTGCCGCATATCAGCAGTTGGAACGGCAAAGCTCCTACAAATGGGAAGAGGTCGAGCGCTTCGGCCAAGCCCCGCTGATGCAGTATTGTGGCTACGACTCAGAAACCATCAGCCTCCAAGGAACGATCCTCCCCGAATACAAAGGCGGACTTGGACAGATGTCACAAATGCGCGTGCAAGCCTCCCTCGGAATCGCCCTGCCGCTCGTCACAGGCACGGGGAATTATTACGGCCTCTGGGTGGTCGAAAGCATCACCGAGGCGCAGGAGGTTTTTTGGTCAAACGGCCAACCCCGAAAAATCGACTTCCAGATCAACCTTAAAAAATACGCCGAGGTGACGCTAAAAATCGGGCCTTTCAATGTCAGCGCCTCCGGGCTTTTGGGATCACTGCGATGAACGTCTACAAAACAAAGCAAGGCGACATGCTCGATGAGATTTGCCACCGGCATTACGGATCCACCTACGGCCAACAGGTCGAGACCGTCCTCGAGGTTAACCGCTCGCTTCGCCTGGCAGAGCAAGGCCCCTACCTCCCCGCCGGCATCCACATCGTCCTGCCCATCATCGAAGCGCCGAAAGCAAAAGAAACGGTCTCGCTCTTTTCGTAGGCCATGAAGCCAGATTTCCGCATCACCGGCACAGGCGGCGACCTCACGAAAACCTACGCCCAACGCCTCGCCTCGCTCACGATCACGGACAACTCGACCGAGCAGGCCGACACGGTCTCCATCGAACTCTCGAACCACGACGGCAAACTCCCGATCCCCTCTGAAGGCGAAATCCTGAGCATCGCCATAGGCTACGAGGGCAACACCGTGGACAAGGGACAATTCGTCATCGATCAAATTTCGCTCTCCGGTTTCCCCGAACGCATGAGCCTATCCGGCAAAGCCGCCCCCTTCGCAGCGGCGGGCGGATTCTCACCATTCCAAAGCCGAAAAACTCGCTCGTTCGATGACATCACCCTCGGCCAGCTCGTCACGAACATCGCCGCCGAATGCGGCCTCATCCCCGGCATCGCGCCGCAATACTACACGGTCACGATTCCCCACCTGGACCAAACCAACGAGAGCAACATGAACCTCCTCACGCGCCTCGCCCGCGATTACGAGGCGCTCATGAAGCCCACATTCGGGCGACTTCTCTTCCTGCCGCGATCCACCGGCGCGAGCATCACCGGCGCAGCCCTCCCCGGCCCAACAATCACCAAGAGCGAGGTCGCCAGCTACAGCGCCCAATTCAGCCAACGCACCAAATACGGCAGCGCGACAACCCGCTGGCATGATCCAGAGACAGGCGAAACCAATTCATTCAAGCTCGACGGAGAAGGCAGCGGCGCGGACTACGAGGCCCCGAACCTCTACCCCGACGAAACCGCCGCCAAAAACGCCGCCAAGTCCTTCCTCAAATCCAGCGAGCGAGGCAGCGAATCCATCACCCTCTCCATGTCCGGCAGACCCGACATCATCGCCGAGGGGTTGATTACGCTCTCAGGATTCCCCGACGCCATGAACAAAAGTTGGACGATAAAGACCGTAACTCACTCTCTAAGCCCCAGCGGGTTCACAACCTCCGTGCAGGCCGAAATCAAAGACCTCTCCAGCACAAGCAACGCCGAGGCGACCCCGAACACGACCAGCGCAGCCAATAATCCAGCGACCCCCGCAGGCCGAAACATCGAGGCCGTCACGTGGAATCCTGAGACAAATTCGTTCGAGTAACGGGCATCATCCCCCCGCCGTGACAAAATAAATTTTTTTCTGTCACACCCGCCGAGCCAGTGTTCATGCGGCTCTGCAAGCCTCCAAAATTATTTTCATTTTCTTGAAAAAAGTTGTTTACAAAATTCAAGTGTCGGGATAAGGTTTGAATATCGAAAGGGAATAACCCGGACGAACAAACCAAAAACCAAATTAAAAAAATGAAAACAACCCTTAAAGCCAAGCCAGACAAAAACTACGCCAAACTTATTGATAATCTTAATGGGACAACTTATGTGAAACTCATCGCCTGCATGTCTGGCATTGTTCCGCTGTTTGAATTTTGCGGGTATAAATTTACAGGCTTTTTGAGGCATGAAGATTTGTGTGAAGAGCTGCAATTAAAGCCAACATTCGATGGGCTTATCGGGCCTTTATACGCTGATGGCCTCATCACCTATATGACCGAAGAGGCGCACGCTGATTTGTCCATGTAAATGCAACCCCGGTGCGGGTTCGATCCCCGCGCCACAAAACCAAAACGAAAAAATGAAACCCGACAAAAAAATAAAACCAGCCACGACATATTTCGCTCGAAGCGTTTGCGATTTCGAATGCGTTTTTCAATTGTTTGTCATCAAGCGCACGGCAAAAATGGCGACCATTCAACGCGACGGGAACATCTCAAAAACAAAAATCCACACCGATTGCAGCGGGGTTGAATATCTTCGCCCTGACAATTACTCCATGTCTCCAACCTTTCGGGCGGCTTAACCAATGAATAAAACTACCACACACGGCGGCCCGCGCAAAGGAGCGGGTCGCAAAACCGGATCAGGCAAGGGCCGGACATACGTTTCAAAGACCGTAGCCATGTCCAAAGAATCGTGGGCCAAGCTCGACCTGCTGCGCGGCACGATGAGCCGAGGGAAGTTTATCGAAGGGATGCTTCCTACCATCGGAAACGGGTAACAGCGGGTAACAGACACGCAAGCCGTTGATTTACAAACACCGAAAACAGACTTAAAATCCCTTATTCCGAAAGGAGTGTGCGGGTTCGAGTCCCGCCGCCGGCACTGGGTGGGTGGGCTTCTTTGTCGCTATGGGTGCGGGTTGGCGGGGTTTTTTTGTTGTTGGTTGTCGTTTGTTGTTGTTTGTTGTCGTTGGGTTTTTTCTTGAGAAATCGGGTAACACGGGTAACAAGTGGGTAACATGAAAGCGCGATACTTTGTTACCCAGCACACGGCACGACCCGGCACTTGGAAGTTGGAGATTCCGGCGTCGGTGTCGGGCAGCAGGATCAAGCGGTTTTTTAAGACGGAGGCGGAGGCATGGGCGGCGGGGCCTGCTCTTTTGGAGGCTTTGCAGAAAACAGGGACGGAGGGGCTGCGGGAAAAGGATCAGGGAGGGCTTTCGATGCGGTCGGCGATTCGAGATTACATTGCGACAAAGGCCAAATCATCGGAGGAGCACAAGTCGAAGGTCGAGAGGGTCTGCGGGAAGCTTTTGGAGGCGTTTGATGGGCCGGTGGCGAATGTGACGCCGTTGAAAGCAGGGAAGTGGTTTGATTCGGTGGAGGGTTCACCGACCACACGGGCGGGCTGGCATCGCTACGCGAGCGGTTTCTTTGCTTGGTGCCTCGATATGGAGTTGATCGACCGGAATCCGCTGCGGAGGATACGAGCGCCAAAAGCCGAGGCGAAGCGGTCACTTGTCACAGCCGGGGAAATGGCGACGATCTTGGCCGAGGAAATGAGCGACGAGTTGCGGGCGTGGTTTCTCCTCGGAGGCTTTGCGGGCCTGCGGTCCATCGAGGTCAGGCGGATGCGCTGGGAAGATATTGACGCCGCGAGGGGAGAGATCGAGGTGAGGCGCGAGGTTTCCAAGCAATCCAGCGGACTGCCAGAGCGCATCGTTGATTTCACCGAGCCGCTGACGCGAAGGGCGGCGTTCTTTGTGGGCGATAAAAAGAAGGGGCTGATCCTTCCACCAGCATCACTGCGGATTTATCAAGAGCGTCAGGCGCTCATTGTGAGGCTGCACGAGGCGGGCAAGGTGCCGTGGTCGAGGTTTCCAGAAAATGCCCTGCGGCATTCGTTCGCCACCTATCACCTGGGGCGTGGGCAGGACGCTGGAAAGACCGCGCACCAGCTTGGACACTCAACGACCGCGATGGTAAAAAGGGTCTATGCCGTGCCATCGAGGCGGGCTGATTGGCGGGCGTGGTGGGCTGTTTAGTCCTCTCCTGTTAGGTCATGGATTTCAGCTACCCATTCCGGCGGGAACGTCCCGTCGAACGAGTTGAGGACCCACCATCTAAAGTTTCGACGGGATCGAAGACTTCGGCAGAAGCATTCTGTCCTTTTCCCTCCGGCCTTTCATTTAGAAGGGCGACATCGTTGAGCGCCAGATCCGCCTCGTATTTTTCAAAAAGGGCTTTGTAGTGCAAATCCCAAGCAATCTTCATGCATTTGCGGATAGCTTGAGACTGAGCCAAATCGTTTCGCAGGGATGTCTCATACTCCATGATTTTGCTTAGAATCGAGCGGCATTCTTCATCTAAAGCTACTCCCGGTTTTCTTACTTTTTCGTTCTCCGGTTTTTTTGGTCTTCCCATAATTCTGAACCTACTTGCAAAGGTGCACCTTTTCAATGTGGAGTTTTTTTCGGTGCACTAAAAAAATATTTTAGCCCGCAAATGTAGTGTTCATGCGGATGTCAACTGAAATCTTCGTATGGGGTAATCTCCTCATTGACTTTTTTTATTGATAAAAGTGCACCAAAATAAAAAGGTGCACCGCATGACAGCGACGAGCAGAAAACAAGGAGCGTGCTTCCCGGCTGAACTCTGGGAGCAAATCCAAGCAAAGGCGGACGCCGAAAGCACCACACCAAGCAAGGTGATCGTGCAGGCGGTTCGGGAAATGTTTCAGCGCACCAACAAGCGGAGGGCATCGAAATGAAAGGCACGATGACCATCAAGGAGGCGTGCGAGCTGACCGGGGCCTGCGCTTGGACGATCAAGATGCACATCTACAAGGGCAGCTTCTCGGCAACCAAGCCGCTGGGGAATCGCGGCGGGTGGAGGATTTTCACCGAGTCCCTCAATCAATGGTGTTCTGCCCGCATCGGCGAGACATCCAACCGGAGGCCCGCGAAATGAAATCCCCCCGCCTCTACCTCTGCCAATCGGGCGAAATCACCGACACGATCCGCGCATGCGGGTTCGGGGATGCCCGCATCAAGTTTTTTCAAAAGCACGGCGTTCAAGCCGCGCATGTCACACCCACAAAACTATGATTGATATAAACGACCCACAAACCGTCTGCCGCTCGCTCGGCTATT